CCGGTTTGTCGTGAAGTCCCAATAGTGCAGCGGCTGGACGCCGCCGAGTTGAGAGATGGCGGAACTAAGAAATCTCCGCTGGCCCAACACAGAAACCTTCGCGATGCCCGCACCAAGCCCAATCATGCTAATACAGCGCGACCATGTTGGTGGCCGTCGTCGCCGTTGAGTTGACCCGGTTAATACGGATGGGAAGGGTTGTGCCGGTAGGGACGTTCTTGAATACGATAGCCGTACCCGTTCCGGTCATCTGCACTGACACATCGCCGCCGACGCCCACGTAAAGCGCGCGGCTCACAGCGTTGAGCGTCGTCGAGTCGCTCGGCGTCACCACCTCGGCGTTGCGCGCCGGGTGATCCATCGTGCCATCGCCACTATTGTCTGTCGCAGGCATCAGGCAGCTCCCTCATACGCTTGTTGCGCCATCTTGATATTCTCCGGATTGGCCTTGGCCGCTGTCTGCGCCACCATCGCCGCAGTCTCAGCCTCTTCGGCTTCCTGCGTGGCCTTCGCGCGCTCCTCGCGCATGATCGCGACATCCTTCTCAGGGCGCGTCCATTTGGGCGGCAGGTTGGCCTGGCCGTCTCGGATGATCTGATCCACGTTGATGTTGTCCGCAGCCGGATCCTGCATCTGCCTCAGAAGCATGTACTGCTCGATCGCGTCCTTGCCCTCGATGCGGCGAAGGTCGTTGAACGCCTCGGTCAGCGCAGTCTGGAACTCATACCGGAACTCAGCGCCCTGTATCTCCTGCGGCGCCGGCGTGAACACGCCCCAGGGCTCTGCCGGACCCTTTGCGTTCAACATCAGGTCGAACACGCCTTCCATCATCAGCGAGTATTCGCTTTCGATGGGCTCGAACACGGGCGCCGCATCCCGAAGCGCAATCTTGAACCGCTGCGTGAACTCGCCCAGCGTCATCTCACGCTCGGGGACGACAAGCAGGTCCATGAAGAAGGCAATCGCCGCTTCCTGGTTCTTGCGGTCGATATACTCCACCGCGTACCGCGGCTCGCCTACCTCGAGCGTCTGGATCGGGTTCTTGCCGTCCTTCAGGTATTCCGTGTCGATATAGGTGACGCCGTCCGAGTCGAGCCTGATCTCGCCCATGATACCATCGTCAGGGGCCACGCGCGGAGGCGCGACCTTCATCTCGATGCCCTTGAGGAGCGATGCCTCGGCAATGTTCAGCGTCCGGCCATCCGCCAGAGCAACCGATGCAGCAGGGCTCCAGGCATAGGGCTGGCCCGGCACAAGCTCCCAGCGCCGCACCGAGTACGGGAACACGTCGAAATAGCCTTCGGTGATCCCGCACTCCTTGGCGTCTACGCCCATTGCAATGTAGATCGAGGCGTACTTCGCTGTCTTGCGCGGCTTCTCGCCCTCGCCGTACTCGTAGACATCGATCGGCATCACACAGCGCCGGACCTCGACCTTCATCTGGCCGTTCGTGGCGTTGCGGTCGTCCAGCTTGTCCTTCCACTCCTTCGGAAGGTTGTCCTTGCCGAACAGGGCGACAGCCTGCTCCAGCGTTACCGTCATCTTCTCGTGCAGCTCGTTGACCCGGCCATGCTGGTCCTCGGCCCATGCACAATCGCGCAGCCGGCAAGCCTGGAAGATCACCCCGACATTGATGCCACGCTCGACCCGATAGCCAAACTTGGTGACTGCGTTCCCATAGGTCGCCCAATCGCCATCAGCATGGGCCATAGCGCGGGAGAAGTTCGCAGGCGCTGCATAGATCGCATTGCGCTGCTTCTTCGTGGTGTCGTCGGACCAGTACTTGACGTTATCCTGCTCCATCATTTCTTCGGGCATGACGGAAAGCTTGAACCACTGCTGCCCTTTGGGCCGGGTCATGGTCCCGATGCGGTCCTTCAGCTTGCGCCGGAGGATCTGGGGCTGCGAGGTGAACAGCCCGTCGAATACGTCCGTCCCATCCGTGATGGTCGTGTTGAAGTCTGCCTGGATCGGGTCGAAGATTTCAGCCAGCGTCTGCCAGTAATTGAGGAAATACTGCTGGCGCGCAAACAATTCGCCCGAACGCTTCAGGCAGGACGCCGCCCGCTTGTGCAGGCCGGATCGATCCTTCATGGGCGCCGCATCATACGCCATCGATCACATCTTCCCGAGCAGGGTCTGCGACGTGGTGCCTGGCTTCTTCGTCGATCCGCTCAGGAGGGTCTTGCTCTTGGCCTGCGCGCGGCGGGTCTTGATCTCTTCCATCCGGACGCTCTGACGGATTGCAGCATCGTCAGGCGTCGGAACAGCAGGGGCTGCGACTGGCGTGAGCGTGGGCTCCGCAGTTGCGGGAGCAGCCGTCGCCTTCTTCTTCTTGAACATGCTCATCGGGTACGCCTCCCGGCGATTTTGGACTGATGGGTGACGACGCGATGACCGCCCGACCTGTTTCGGATGCGATCAGCAGCAGCGAGGGCTCGAGCCGACCTGTCGCCAGCCTTACAGGCCAGCAGCACAGCATCCAGCTTGTCGGGCGATCGCTTCAGTGACGCCCGGATATCGTCCTTGGGACAAATCTTGATACCGGCTGGCTTCACCTCAAAGGTGCAGGCCAGCATCTCCTCTTCAAGCTCTGCGTCAGGCGGTAGCTCGACACTGTCGCCCGTCTCGGGGTTGAGCGCCTCGCGGAACATCCAGTGAAGCTCATCCCTCATCAGGACCAGCTTGTTCTTGCCGTCCTTCGATCGCGCCTCAGAGCCGTGCGAGCTGTTGACGCCCAGAGTAGGCAGGTCGAGGTGCTTCTTGCAGTGCGTGTAGGCGTCACCACCGTGACCGCCAGTGACATCGATCGCCAGTGTTGCGCCGTCCCGCAGGTTGGTGACAGCAATCGCCGCGATGGCCGGGCCGTCTGGTGTCGCAGCGCCTGGAACAGAACTGACCTTCGGGAACCTGACGCCATGAAGCGGCGCCCATGCCGTCTTGTCGCCCCCGCCCTGCGCCGGATCGATGCCGAGGCCTGACATGGGTTGGAGCGGCCTGTCCCGGTTAGCCAGCCAGCGGACCTGAGCAGCCTTGACCCACGCCCGCGGGAAGACGCGGATGAAATCGTCGCCCGCAACCTCGAAGGCTTCGTCGATCGTCGCCGGATACTCACGCTTGAAGTCCGGCGTGAACTCATCCGGTGACGTGGCGTAGTTCATCGCCTGGTCGCGGTTCTTGAGCCATGCCCAGTAGAGCCGCTCAGGGCTCAGGTCATGGAGCAGGCCGTAGTCCACGAACGCCTTGGGTGGCTCCCAGCCTTCAGGCATCGGCTCACAGCCAACACCTGCAACATATTCCTCATGCCAGAACCACGGCAGGAACAGCACCTCGTATGAGGACTCGCCCGCGATTGCTGCCTTGATGGCCCGGTGAAAGCGACCGCCAGGTATCTTGGCCGTACTTTCGATGATGACTTCCGTGCTGTCCATGTTCGGAATGGCTTCCGACAGGCCGGTCCACACTTCGTCAGCCGTTGCGTCAGGCCAGAAATCGTACTCCGAAGCGTGAAGGCACTGGATCGTTGATGACCTGCCCGCCGATCGTGCGCCGGCAGTGGCGATCTTGTACCCGCTATCCAGCCTGCCAAATGCCAGTTCGTTGGCGTTCGAGGCTGAGGTCTGGGGCTTGAAGTCCGGCAGGCAGTTCTCGTGATAGCGCTTTGCCATCCCGAACAGGTTCTGCGTTGCGTCGTCCTCGTGGGTGATGATCTGGGTCCGGACACCCCTGGTCGTGCTGGTCTTCTTGTAGAAGCGGGCGCCGACGTAAGTTGAGATGCCCATCTGTCGGGCCTTGGGGATGATCAGCCTGACCTTGCCCGTCCGGGCTAGCTGCTCTTCGCACTTCTCGTGGACAATGCGCTGGACGTTGTTGAGCCTGAACGCCTGAAGGCCGCGCTCCTTCGTTCGGATCTGAAGGCAGGCTTCGAAGTAAAGCTCATCGTCCAGAAGGATGGCTTCGTACTCGTCGTCAGTGAGTGAGTTGCTGGCTTGGCCGTATGCCATTCAAGCGCTCCCGCACTCTGTCCAGGCGGTCTTCATGCGTTACCGTCATGGAGACTTCCTGCTTGTCCACCCAGCCGTAATTGTTCTTGAGATCGAAGATCGTGCCGGGCGTGAATCGGCTCTTGTCGTTGAGCCTTTCGATGCGATCCTGCTCAATTCTCATGCGTGCTTTTTGTATTGTGCGGGCGAACTCAATGCCTGCCGTTGCATAAGACGCGAATGTATCGCGGTCGCAGAAGCCCAGATACAGGCTGATGCCGATGATCGAGGGCGTCGGCGCGGTCGCCAGGTACTCTTCCACCTTCTGAGCGAATAGCTCTGGGTCGGCGTAGGCGCGGTCACGTCCACCTTGGTTGCCGATCGCGTTCTGGTTTCCCTTTGGCGCTCCGCGTTTGCGCTTGGGCGCTTCGTTGTCAGACATTGGCTTTCCGTTACGGCGCGATGAAATAGCCAGCCGTGACGCGCCAGATGACTGCCGTCGTTACGGGGGCCACGACTGTGACCGCTGTGTTCTGGGCTGATGCGGCTAGTGGGAAGGCCAGATCCTCGCGCCAGGGGAACAGGGAGCCTTGCGCTGCGGCGTCTGCCGGGAAGCTGAAGGCCAGCGAGCCGGGAAGGTTCGTGGTCGTCACCGTGACGGGAGCGGCTGCTGCGGTCAGGAGCGCTGTGGCGAAGCGGTTGATCGAGAGATAGGTCAGGTACTGGCGCAGGCCGGCGCCGGGAGCTGCGAGGGTGAGCGTGACGGCTGCTGCGGCTGCACCTACGGCTGTGACGATCGTGGTCGTGGTCGTGGTCTGCGGCGCGTCGTCGGGCGCGTTTGAAACCGACAGGAAGGTTGTAGCCGAGCCTGACGTGTAGGCCGTGCAGCGAATGCGGACCTGACGATAGCCGAGGCAACCGCCAATCCAGACGCCTGCCGCCGTTCCTGTGATGGCCGCGACATAGCCGATCGCTGCGATGTTGACGCCGCGAACCGGGATTGCGGTCCAGTTGGTCCCGTCTACCGTGCCGGCGACTTCGAACGTTCCGGAGAACGTGCCGCGCAGGTCCACCATGACGGACGCACAGCCGTCGCTGGCGATGATGACTTCCGCGTTGACCGATCCGAGGTTGCCCGTGACGTACAGGTTCTCGCGCGGGTGAAGGACGCGGGCTGCGCCAAGATCGGTTGAAAGCTTCAAGCCAGAACCTCGTATGCGATCTGGACCGGGCCGTTCATCGGGATGGTGGACATCAGCGTCAGCGTGACGGACCCGGTCGTGCCTCGCGCTGCCACCGTCGTC